AGCGTTAGTGTTTAATTTGAGAGTAAAGTCACCGCCTGTATTATCAAAAAGAACTTCTGAACTGTTTACAGTCAACCCATCCATCGTGGCTGTACCTGTTACGTCTATGCCTGTGTTGGATACTGAAAATTTTTCAGCAGCAGAATTATTAAATACAATTAAACTTTTAGTAGAATCTGCTCCTAAATAACCTCTTATAGTTCCTGCTTGTTTTAATTCAATTAAAGCAGTAGCACCGCCAGTTCTATCAACACTTAATGTTGTTCCACTATGTGTTAAAGTTGTAGCACCATTAACTGTTAAACCTGTAAGCGTTCCAAGACTTGTAATATTAGGTTGGGCTGCTGTAGCAAGTGTGCCTGTAATGTTTCCTGAAGATTGTATAGTACCTGTAATATTAATATCACCAGCACCTGTTATATCGCTTGAGTTTAAATCTAAATTACCACCAAGCTGAGGAGTTGTATCTTCTACAACATTATTAATAGAAACAGCTTGTACTCTAGCATCAGTATAATAAAGGTTAGTTCCTTCTGATAAATCACTTGTAGACTTACCACTAAAAGCAGAATCAAATCTAGCAGATGTATAGTATAAATTTGTTGTTCCCTCAGATACATCATCAGTATCTTTTGTTGCTAGTCTTGTATCAAATCTAGCATCTGTATAATAAAGATTACTGCCTTCTGATAAATCACTTGTAGACTTAGCAGCTAAAGCTGAATCAAATCTTGCTTGAGTATAGTAAAGGTTAGTTCCTTCTGCTAAATCATCAGTATCATGATTAGATAAGCTAGATACAGTTCCAGTAACATTACCAGTTACATTACCTTCTAAATTAGCAACTAAAGTACCAAGTGAATTAAGAGTAATATTACCTGTAGCACTACCATCGGCTGTTGTTAATCCTAGTGTGAATTTATCAACTGATTCATCCCACATAAAGATACTATTATCAGCAGTACCTCTATTGATAAGCATACCTGAATCATTTACAGGACTACCTGTTAATCCTGCATTAAGCTGGAATAAGTTATCTTCTATATCTAGATTAGTAGTATCAAGTGATGTAAGAGTTCCATTTACAGTTAAATTACCTGCTACTGTTAAGCTATCTGCAATTTGTACATCATCAGGTAATGATAGTGTTATAGCTGCAGACTCACTACCACTTCCTGATACTGTAATCTTGTTAGCAGTTCCTGTTACTGTTGCAACATAGTTACCTACTGTATCAGTTCCTAATGTGACTGAATTAGCATCTACACTTGATGCTTGTATTCCTAGTGCATCAACAAAGGCTTTAGTTACTCTAGCATCAATAGCTGAATTAGCTCTTGTATCTGTATAGTATAAATTTGTGTTTTCAGTTAGATCAGCAGTTGTCTTATTGCCAAATGCAGAATCGAATCTTGACTGTGTGTAATATAAATTAGTAGTTCCTTCACTTAAATCATCTGTATCTTTAGATGTAAAAGCTGAATCAAATCTAGCTGTTGTGTAATATAGGTTAGTGCCTTCTGCTAAATTAGTTGTAGACTTAGTTGCAAGTCTTGTATCAAAATCTGTATTTGCTCTACCTGATGTATAGTATAAATTTGTAGTTCCTTCAGTTAAGTCATCAGTATCTTTGGTAGCTAATCTTGTATCAAATGCAGAATTTACCCTTGCATCTGTATAGTAAAGATTAGAACCTTCAGCTAAGTTAGTAGTAGATTTTATAGCTAACCTAGTATCAAAATCTGAATTAACTCTAGCTGTTGTGTAATATAAGTTGCTACCTTCAGTTAAATCACCTGTATCTTTTGTAGCTAATCTTGTATCGAAATCTGTATTTGCTCTTGTTGTTGTATAGTAAAGATTAGTATTTTCAACAACTATAGAAGTATCTAGTGTTGCTGTTGATGATTGGTTAGAACCATTACCTATAAATATCTTGCCATTGTTTAGGTTAGGAGTAGCGTTACTTCTTCCAGCACCACCTACTTTTATTGAACCAGCAGCAGCATGACTTCTAATAACTTTACCTATGTTTTGTATTTGACTTGATTCACCTGTTGGTGCTGTAGTTGTATAAGCTCCTGCTGTTGTAGATACATAAAGTATTTGCCCTTCAGATACGCCTGAAGTATCTAATTCTTCAATAGTACCAAAAGTGACTACTTGTAATGCAGCATTATCATTAGCATCAGATAAAGCTAATCCAAATGCAGGCATTTTAGAAGCATCATCAGCTTTAGCTTGAGCAACTGTTGGCACATCACCTGATACGCCTGATATATAAACTACATCACCCTTAGATAAAGCACCATCTGCTTTAGCATTAAATCTTATACCACCTTCTAAATCACCTATAAATTCATTTGTAGCAGTAATAATATTAAAAGTAACATTATCAGTAGTAGCTACAGGTTGACCTATAGCAACACTAGGAGTAGAACCTTCACCAGTTCCGCCTGTTATTGTTACACCAGTTCCGCCTGAAATAGATTGAACATAATCACCAGTTGTATCAGTACCTAAAGCAATAGAATCAATTTGTGCTGTAGTTGAAATAGTAATATCACCACTACCATCAAAAGAAGCTGAACCTGCAACATCTCCTGATAAAGATATAGTTCTTGCAGTTGCAAGTATTGTAGCTGTATCTGCATTACCTGTTAAATCGCCAGTAACATTACCTGTAACATTACCTGTTAAGTTACCAGTAACATTACCTGTTAAATCGCCTGTAAATGTATTAGATGCAGTAATACTAACACCTGTAGTAATCCAAGCATTATCAGCAGCGTTTCTTATCTTTAATACACTGCTAGATGTATCTACCCATAATTGATGAGCAAATGTAGTTGATGGTTCTGTTGAGCCACTATTAACAGTTGCAATAGCTAAAAGAGCATTGTTTAAATCTGCTCTAAAGTCTGCACCTGATTGGTTCGCTATGTTGTAATCGTGTTGTGCCATAATTAAATCCTATTTTATATATCTTAAATCATTCAGGGATAGTTGGAAATATCACATCAGCAATATTATTAGTTGCTTGATGAGAAGATGGTAAATCCCTTAATTCTTGCCTATATGTTAACCATTCTTGTTTTTTAGAATCAGACAAAGGACAGTCATTCATTTGTGTCCAATCTGATTCTTTTAATAATTCGTTTCTTTTGTTTCTTAATATTTCTAATATATTGTCAGTTCTTTGTATTGCTTCACCATCAATAATTTTGTATTCATTAGGTTGATAATCACCCTCAATAATCCCTTGTCCTAGTAATAAACCTACTTCGTGCATTTCTGCAACAGTAGAAGTTGAATGGTCTATTTCACCAGTTTCTAAATTGTATATAGTAAATATATTCATTATCGTGTGTTATCCATCATTACATTAAGTGAAAGCTGAGTGTGATTATATCCACCTGAGAAATATACTCTCCAATAAACAGTTGATTGAGATTCAGATAATGTGGTTATCTGACCTGTATAAACATAAGTATATCCCCTATAAGTTCCAGCACTCCAAGAGATATTGGTGTTTCCATTTGCATTTACCCAAGTTGAATTGTTTAAAGAATATTGAACCCTACCACCACTTACATCACCAAGAACTCCTGAGAAGATAGCAACATAACCAGCATTATCTCTAACCTGAGTTATTGTTACTGGAATAAAAGAAGCATTACTACCTGTATATGGTGATGTTCTTTGTACATACGCCTGACCATCTCTTGCTAGTGGAAACTTTGTTCCTGCTGTTACATGACTAACAATAGTAGAGCTGACATTATCAAAGCTTTTAACATTTAAAGTATCAACATTAATTCTTGCTGAATCTAATTGGTCTGCTGTTATCTTAGTTGCTGATATGCTTTGTACTTTACTATTAGTGACAGCATCATCTTTTATTTGTCCTGTATCTACTCCGCCTGATTTAATGATTAGATTACCACTTCCATCAGTGTCAATAGTGACATTATCTATTTGTATATTATTAGCATTAAGAGTACCAGTTACAGTTGCACCTGATATGTTTAGATTAGCAGCAACTATATCACCTGTAAATGTACCGCTTGTAGCTGTTATTGCTCCTGATATTGTTGCGTTAGTTGCTGTTAAAGCACCCGCAGGATTTACTCTAAATGGAGCAGAACCAAATGTTGCATTTCCTAGATAAATACCATTGCTGTCTGCTTTAAATATGTTGTTACCTGAACCTATGGCTATAGAACCATTAAATGTACCACTTGTAGCGTTAACTTCACCAGTTATGGTGGCACTTGTTGCTGTTAATGCTCCACTGCTAGTTACAATAAAAGCCCCTGAACCTAAATTGATAGATGATGAAGAACCATTAATTGCTATACCTGAATTGTTAATAGTTACATCACCACCACTAACAGTCACATTAGCTGCATTTAAAGT